TACTGCTCTTAGCATCCCAAACGGCGCTTCAGGCACGGGGCGCAATATGGTGATCAATATTACCGGCGGTACCGGCGGAACCCTGACTGTACCTGATAGTAAGGCTAAGCTCTACATTGTATTTAACAATGCTTCCGACGCTGTTACTGTGAAGACAGTAAGCGGGACTGGTATTTCTGTTCCGAAGAATACGAAAGCTATTCTCTATTCGAATGGCACTGATGTTGTTGATGTTGCTAATTACTTTTCAAGCCTGTCTCTTGGTTCAGCACTCCCCGTTGCTTCCGGCGGCACTGGATTCACGGCCCAGCACACTCCGGTAAGCGCGGGTGTTTTAGTTGGCGATGGTGCTGGTGGTTTTTCAAATACTCTCGTTGCTCCCGGCACATCTGGGAACTTACTCACGTCCAACGGCACGACTTGGACTTCGGCGGCGGCTCCTACTTCATTTGTGTCTGGCATGTTGATGCCTTATGCTGGAACGACCGCCCCTTCTGGGTGGCTTCTGTGTTACGGGCAAGCTGTTTCTCGTACTACATACGCGTCTTTGTTTTCTGCTATAAGTATTACTTACGGTTCTGGTGATGGAACTACAACATTTAACCTCCCCGATTTTCGTGGTCGTATTGCCGCTGGTCAGGATAATATGGGGGGTTCTGCTGCTAGCCGTTTGACTACTGCGGTTTCAGGAGTTGACGGTACAACTGTTGGTGCCTCGGGCGGCGACCAAAGACAGCAAAGCCATACTCACACCGCGACTGTGACTGATCCGGGTCACAATCATACATTCGCTTCTGTTGGTGCGGCTGGGGGTGCGGGCAATATACAATCCGGTGGGGGTACCGTTACCACACCGCCAACTTCAACTTCAACCACTGGGATTTCCGTTGCCAATAGCACAACTGGCGCAGGTTCTTCCCAAAACGTACAACCGACATTGGTTGTTACATACATTATCAAAACATGATCGACCCCGTATCCATAGGTCTAGCCGTAGCGGGTGCTAAATCTGCGATAGGCTACATAAAAGAAGCGATTGCCGTTGGGCATGATATTGCTTCTATGGGTAAGGAGTTGTCGTCGTTTTTTACCGCGCAAGGCGAAGTTGAAGCAGCAGCAAAAGAAGCCGAGGCAATCCGCAAAGACCCTCGCCGCAACAAGGAGAAGTCGGCCACCAGCGTAGCCATGGATTGTGTGTTACGGGCTGAAGAGCTTCGCATAGCAGAGCGGGAATTGCGGGACATGTTTGCCATTCAGGGTAAACTGGACATGTACAAGCGGATGTGCCAAATCCGAGCCGATATTATTCAGTCACGGCAGCGGGAAATTAAAGAGGAAAACAGGGCAGCACAACTGAAAGTAAAAAAAAAGAAGACTTCATCAATGCCGTCAAAGACTGTCTTCTTTCGATATTTGCCGCAAGTGTCATTTACTTGTTTTTTGTCGGTTGCGTTTACTTAGCAGTGACAATGGTTATATACATGCACGAGATTCTTTATTTTTTCCGACACGCTTTCCCAGAACTGTATAGGTGATCTATGTTTCCTTTGGCTGCATTACTAGAAGTTGGCGGTAAGATTCTTGATAAGGTCTTGCCCGATCCCGCTGCAAAAGCGGCTGCACAACTGGAACTTCTGAAGCTGCAACAGAACGGTGAATTGGCTCAACTGGCGGCTACCACTGATCTTGCCAAGCTACAGATTCAAACCAACCAAGAAGAAGCCAAAACAGGTAATGTGTTTATCGCTGGCTGGCGTCCGTTTATCGGCTGGATTTGCGGCTTAGGTTTGCTGTATGTCAGTCTGGTTGAGCCTATTGGCCGCTTTATTGCCACCGTATTTTTTCACTATGCGGGAGCCTTTCCTGTTATTAACACCGACATCACAATGCAGGTAATGATGGGTATGTTGGGTCTGGCTGCGGCTAGGACTGTTGAGAAAGTTAAAGGTGCGGAGGGTAACAGATGACCACTAAAGACTTTTGTTTTGGCGTAGCTACGCTATCGCTTTCAGGTGTTGTGGCTTGCATGTGCTGGATGTTTGGCTACGCGATTACTGACACGACCGTGGACGACAAGCTGGTATTTGATGTGATTGGCCCTGCCTTTCAGACTATCGTGGGCGGGTTCATTGGCCTGATTACAGGCATTAAGATTGGTGAGAGCAAAGATGGCTGAGAACTGGGAAAAATCGTTTGAGCATGTAATTGCGAGTGAAGGAGGGTATGTAAATGATCCACATGACCATGGCGGTGAGACAAATCTGGGAGTCACTAAAGCAGCTTGGGCGGAGTATCTTAAACGTCCTATCCAAGATGGGGAAATGAAGGCTCTGACCAAAGCCGATGTAAAGCCTTTTTACAAGAAGAGGTATTGGGATGTGTGCCATTGTGACGTTCTGCCTGCTGGTGTTGATTATATGGTTTTTGACCTAGCCGTTAATGGTGGGGTTGGTCGTGGTGCCAGAATGCTGCAAACGGTTGCTGGTGTTAATGCTGATGGGGCTATCGGCCCTGCTACTCTGGCTGCTTTGACGGCAATCAAGGACGAGCCTAAAGTGATGATCAAAAAGATGTCGGCTTATAAAGAAGCCTTTTATAAAGCTATCGTTGCCGCCAAGCCTGATCAGGAGAAGTTCTTGAAGGGTTGGCTTAACCGCGTTGCCGCCGTAGAAAAACTTGCTGAACAAATGGTGACCTAGATGCCGTTACAGAAACTTCAGTTCCGCCCCGGCGTAAACCGGGAAGCCACTACCTACGCAGACGAGGGTGGGTGGTATGAATCTGAAAAAGTCAGGTTCCGTTCAGGGTTTCCTGAAAAAATTGGCGGTTGGAAAAATCTTGCTTCTTTTAGTTCTTCTGGCGTTGCCAGCACGTTTAAAGGTGTTGCCCGCGATATGTGGAACTGGGTGACACTGGCATTTAGCAACTTCAATGCGGTTGGCACAAATCAAAAGTTCTATGTCGAGGCGGGCGGGCAATACAATGATATAACGCCGATAAGCTCGACCTTAGTTGGGGACACTACGCTTGGCCCTATTGCAACTACTGCAAATTCTCCGTTGATTACGTTTATTTGCACCTCATCTCATGGAGTAATTCCGGGGACGTTTGTAACTATTTCAAATGTTTCAGGGACTATAGGCGGGGTTAGCGCTAGCGTAATAAATGGCGAACATGAAATTATTGAGGTGCCTTCATCTACATCTTTTAAATTTTTAGTTACCTCCCCAGCCGCGACTTCTATTACTACTGCAACCGGAGGGTATAGTGGTACGCCCCCAATACCGTCAGCAGAGTTTCAAATTTCCGCAGGTAACGCTACTTATGTGACGGGTAACGGATGGGGTGCTGGGACTTGGCCTCAGACACAGACGGCTACACTTACTAATCCGTTTACTGCGGCCAGTACAGGCATTTCAACACTCAATGTCAATCAAACCGCGCATGGGCTAGTCACTGGGGATTATGTTTACTTTATAAGCATAACATCCAATCCATGCGGTATTGACAGAACGGTGCTTCAAAAAGCATTTGCTATAACGCGTGTAGACGCCAACAACTACACAATATCTACTATCATCGGCACACAAACGAACACGACAACATCAACTGCTGCTTCCGGCGGTACCGTTGTAGTTAGCTATAAATTGGCCGGGGATACCCGTGGTTGGGGAGATGCTTATTCTGGTATCGGTGTTGGTCAACAATTACGTCTATGGTCTTCGGATAACTTCGGGCAAAACCTTGTTTTCGCACCGCGTCAGGGGTCAATTTACTACTGGGAAGCACCGGCCACTCTATCGTCTTTCCCCCGTGCGGTTTTGCTTTCGAGTCTCGCTGGAGCTTCTAGCGTACCTCTTACAACATACGGCGTTGTTACTTCGGATGTTCAGCGCTTTGTTATCGCAATGGGGTCAAACCCGTATGGGGGTACTACATTCGATCCAATGCTTGTTCGTTGGTCAAATCAAGAAAGCGCTATTGAATGGACGCCGACTACATCTAATCAGGCTGGTGAATATAGGCTATCTGGCGGTTCTTTGATTGTTGGTTGGAAACTTGCCCGCCAAGAAATTTTGATCTGGACTGACTCCTCGCTCTACACCATGCAATATCTCGGGCCTCCGTATGTATGGGGCTTCAACCTTTTGATGGACAACATCTCCATCATCTCGCCTAATGCAATGTCGTCTGCTAACAACGTCGTCTATTGGATGGGTACTGACAA